CTAAGCACCAACTGATGTGCTTTCAGACGTTGATTCAGATTGGCTAGTTGACTGTGAATCTGGTGTTGTATCTCCAATCAATTGATTATATTCATCAGTGGTAATCATGCCACCATTTTTAAGCGTAGCTAAATCAGCCGTTGTATATAATCCCATTGCGTAATAACTTTGCACATAGCTAAACATTTGCGGTACCTCCTAATTTTGCGATTTGCAGTAGAACTTGAGCGTTAAATGCATCTTGTTTCTGCTGTTGTTGAGCCATTTTTAATAACACTTGAGCATTCACTTTATCCTGTTCACTTGGACCCAATGCTGGTGGTTCAGGTTCAACAAAATCTGGATTCTCAACAATTTCATCATTTTTAAGTAAATAAAAAGACGGCTTGAAATTTTCTTCGAAGTCATCTGGTAATTTACTTTCATCAAAATCGATCACATCAGTCCCATCAATACCACCTAATTTTGACCAGGCGATAACTTGATCATTTTCTAATTGTAGCCACATCTACATCACTCCCTCTATTTCCCATATTTCGGTAACGTCAGTACCTTGGGCGACAGAACCATAGTCTTCGTGGCTAAAATTCTGAGTAATCGTTAGTTTGGTACCATCGTTTTTGTCTTTAAATTCCAGATCAATTTCTAGCTGAATCGATCCTAGTGCATCATTAGCCGGATTCAACCCAGTGATAGACATTAATTCACGGCGCTTAATAGTAGTGATATATACTCCGCCACCATTTGCATAAGTAATCCGTAATTCTTTATATTTAAACGCATTGTCGGCCATCTTGATGACCGTACCGACTTTGGTGGCACCTCCCTGCCATAATGGGTACGCCCTTAACTCTCGGCCCCATACATTAGGAGCAGAAACGTTGTTCCCGTCGCCATAGCCATGAATAATTTTAACGTAACTAATCCCGTTGTAGCCAATTGTCTGTTCATATCGAACGTGTTGATCGTCAATCTGGTCAACATCCAGGTAGTTAAACCCATTAGCGTCATCTCTAGGAACCCCATTAATCAATTGACCTGTCCCGTAATGACCTGGCTTTAGTTTCAACACGTCCGTATTAACTGGTAGCCAACGTCGTTGTCCCAATCCCTCATTAATGCTTTTGAGCTGGTCAATGCTTAGAAATCCGTTATGTTCTTTATCGGCAATCAAATGTGCATCATCACCACTACCGATATGCAAAGCTAATGCTAGCGCTAAAGTGTTTGATGCTAATGGTAAATTAAATTTATTCATTAAAATTTCCCTCCTAATAGTCAAAGGATCGGTTCGTTGCCATTCCGTATCCTGTGACCTTTAATTTGCGGTTGTCGGGATCCAATGTAAATAAACTCCAACCTCCATTTTTTGAACCTTTATTAAATCCGGTGACTGGAATTGATGAAACACAACTAATGTCATTAAATCCGTTCGATGTAGTCGATTCTTCGTAGTGCAGATGGCCGTGAATCCACGCCGCCATATCCCGTTTACCTTGCGTGACAAAATTTGTTTTAACTTTAATTTCCCAATCTTTAACATTGTTGGTAATAACGCTAGTTTGGCCGTTTTTAAAATCGTTAATAATCTGGTTAACCTGTTTCTGATTGGTATAGTGGCTCAGGGTTGGGTCTGACAGATCATCGTCTAACGCAGTTGGTGTGGCCGGTACATGCGCGACAATGATTGTTACATACTCTTCCGGAACATTTTGTAGAGCAATGTTAGCTAACCAATCTAATTGTGTCTGACGGTATCCCATGTAATTCAGTCCTGGATACTTAATCCCACCGTCACTAGCTTTAACGTCCTCTGGGACGTCATTAGAATTAAGACCGATTACCCGAACTTTAAAATCGGGATAATCTTTATAGAAATAGGCACTGTCACCTTGTCGATGTTCGTTAAATAGTAATCCACCTGTGACATAATCAGCTTTAAATTGCGCTTCTGAAATAGTTTCAGGAAAAGTGGCTGGCGCATATTGAGAGCCTTCTCTAAACCAACGTAAGCGTAGCGATCCATCATCATGATTACCTCTTAGTGCAAATTTATCGGCATGATTGGGACTACCAAATAATAGATCCAATGCGTATCCCTTTTCATCGTTTAATAAACCATTAGTTGAAAGTAAATGGCCATCGATATTATCACCACCGGCAACCACCACGTTGACTAAATCGTCCAAATATAATGCGGTATTAAGATGATTAATACCATATCGAGGCCCATAGTTTGGGATATCGCTCTGCATCCCGTAATGAGAATCGTTGATAAATAATAGATTGAATTTAGTCGTATCAACCGTTGACCTCAATCGATCGAGTACATTCTTTTCATCTGCGCTAATCGGACCACCAATGATCAATGCGTTATCAATGGGAACTGTTTTGGTTAACTCAGCTAATCCGTCCTTAATTGAGATTCGTAAATCTGCCAATGCGCTATCTAAAGCAGCTTGACTAACTCCCTTACCAGCGGCTAAATCCTTTTCGTACTGATCCAACCGTTCTTCGGCTAATTTCAAACGACTCAGATAAGTATCAAGATCAGTGTTCCCACTATTAATCATTTTCTGAATCGTATCCTGCAAAATCTCCCACTGCTTTTGAATATCATCAAAAGTAGACTTAGACTTCACTTCCGCTTCATCCAATAACTTCTGCAACTCCGTCCGAAAAGGCTCCCGATTAACAAACATATCCGGATTGCCATTGTAGACATGAAACCAAACGCTAAATGTCGAAACTCGCTTCGAATGATCCGGTGTTTCAAGTCCTAAGAATCCATAAAAATAACCCTCCTGTGGGAACATGGTTCCTGGAAGGTTCATCTTTACCATCCCTAAGCCAACAACCTCATCGCGGGAACCGGTATAACTGACTGGTTCACCTGTCTCTGCCGTAACTTTGCCACTATCGTCTAGGTTACCGACAAACCCGCTCATGAATGGAACTAATCCATCTTCAAATTGTTGTGCTTTGCCTCTTTCTAAAAATTTAACCACTAACGGAACCTGTTCATCCCCAACGCGTCCATTAAAGAGTTCTTGAAGATTGAACGCCTCACTAACGCCGTGTTGCTGCTTATACGTGTCTAACGTAATCATTGCATCTGTCATTTTAGACCTCCTTCTCCTTTACAATATTTTCTACATCCCATACAACCGGAACATCGAAATCATCATGCAAAATGGTAACTAGTTGTTGCATGTTTAGATGTTGCTGATCTAGCTTCTCAGCGTTTTCTTTTTCAATCGCTTCGATTTTATCCATCCGTTTTGAAATGTTTTCATGATCTGTTTTTAGATCGTTGGTATTTTTAATCAGCTGATTAACTGCTTTTTCAATTTCAGTAAAATTACTAATTAAATGTTTACGATAGTTTATATCGAATCCGTTAGCTAAAACATTTTTTATTAAAGTGATAAAATTCATCATCCACCATCACCCTCTTTCACCGCCGACAACACTCCATCATCACTAACGGCCAAATTAAAAACAGTCCCATTCGGAGACTGCAGTTTCAATTTATTAATCAGCAAATTACTCATCCGCTCGACATCCCCATCACGGAAGATAATTCCAAACGGCGTAATGACAGCATAAAAATTAATGCCATCGGTTGAATACCCAATCGAAGTACCACCTAGCATTCCACTAGTATCGTTGCCGTAGCCAACGTAGGCACCAGCTTTGGGAGCAGTTGGCGTTGTACTATCAATCGGTGGATTGGGGTCAATAGGATCCAACAACAACTGACCACTCGAATCAACTGCGTGGGTATCATCAAATTGCCATAGGTCATAAACGCTTGGCTCATCAGCACCCGTTATCCATTGATAATAGTCATCTTGCACATCCGACGTGCCGATTTTCCAACCCGCTGATAGCCAATTATTTGCAAATCCAAGTGCAGCATCAATTGGAGCGCCAACCAGAAACATGTACGCACCTTGAGCCAGCCCCAATTCAACGCCATTATTTAGCGAAAACGGAACTTCATCATCAACGCCCTCATATTCATGATATCCATGCACGTGCACATCCACTTTTTTGGCATTCGCAATATGTGCAGCTGCCGCCAAATCTTGTGTTACGCCATGCGACAATCGAATTAACGCCGCCTGTACGCCATTGGCCACTAAATCATTCCAATCAACATCAGCGGCTGCCTGCGTTTCAGATAACACAACCACGTTATACCCTGGTTCCAACTTTGGTTCTTCCGGATCCAAATTGACTCACCTCCTCATCAGTCCATGTCTCTTGCCCGGACGCTATATTTGTAGCACCATTTTTAACCGCACTTTGTGAAGCTTGTAGATTCTTGTAATGGGCTTTTTCGTAATCAATAATGGTCTTCGCATTCTGATTCAGCGTGATTGACGCATTGCTAGTTTTGCTAAACGGATAAACCGTGTAACCAACAATTCCCATATTCGTCACAAATTGCTTTGGTCGAATCTCCAATCGCACCATATCACCCGCAATTACCGACTTATTGCTGTCCGCCGTCACCGAAACGCTCAACGTTGGATCTGGTTTAAGCTGGGTCATTACCCACTTCTTCATCTCATCCGCTTTTTTAATCGAGTCACTAGTAATATCGCCACCCGGATGCAGTCCCCATTTTTTTATCGACGCATCATCTTGAACAATAAACGGTTTGAAATAATCTTCCGTCGATGTTTCGTAAGATGTCTTTTCATCTGTACTACTGCTACCGCCTGCACTTCCACCACCAGCAACAATCGCTGCCATCTTGTCATTTCGTGCATACCAGGATGGTGGATAATAACTAATTGGCTCCATCTTGCATGATTCACCTGGTTGTGGTTCGAAGATCATCGTCTTATTATCCAATGCCAACGCAATATGATGGGTTGCGCCATGCGGACCGTAGAACAACATATCGCCCGTCTGAACCTGTGACCGACTAATTTGCTTGCCGTAACTTTCCATCGAAACCGTATATGCTGGAATTTCAATCCCGAAATCATGATAGACTTGTGAAACAAAACCAGAGCAATCCATTCCAGCACGTGGGTTCGATTTATTATGACCACCCCAAACGTATGGGACGCCCAGATACTTTTTAGCATCGGCAATCACCTTCGCTGCGCCGCCTGAAGAACTGCCAGAAGAACCTGAATCAGATGGTGTAATCTTCAGCGAATCCATCCGCCGACTACCTGACGGATTACCCCAACCATTGATGATATTGTTGTAGTAATTTGTGCTGTTGTAGACGGCTAAAATCTGGTCCCAACCTTTTAGGATGTTGGTGTATGGCTTGATAGCGTAATTATTGAACGTAATATCAATGAACTGAACAATTCCTTTGCTCGGATGCCCAATTTGAGCGTTATGATCCCAATTATTAACAATATTCTCTTGACCGCGACTTTCACGCTCGATAATATTCAAAAATGCTTGAACAAATTTATCATCAATCTTCGAATTAGTAACCACCGCACCATACCGAATTGCAGCTTCCCAACTACCGTCTTTTTTGGTTGTTACGCCATTCAAACTAGTAGTTCCAGTCACAACTTTGGTCTTCTTTTCGTACGTTGGGCCAACTGCCCGCACCTGATTAACAATCTCCGTGCTGTCGTACTCAAAGCTCACTTCTGAAGCACTGTTCAAATAATCAATCCGGTGGCCATTATCTTTAAAGAACTTGTCCTTCGTGTAAACAACAATCTTGCGTCCATTAGGATAGATGATTGAGTCTGGCCAAACTTCCACAATCTTAGATAAGGCATCTTTTCCGGAACAATTGCCTAAGTCGGTCACTTTCTGTTTTGCAAAAGTACCAATAACTTCATAGCTAAATCCAAACTTATTTCCTTTCAAAAAATACTCCAAGATATCACTCGGAGTGTAATCGACATCACCTTTTTTAACTGACCGTTGAAATACCCGACTAACCTCATTGTAAATATGTGTGGCCGTTACGTTTACCGTTTCAATTCCCTGAGAATGATCCGGCGTTACCTGTTTAATCACATATTCGGTATCATCAAATTTAATCGTGCTCTCAATCGTCAAATTATTAAAAGCTGGCGTACCGTCGTTAAAGGCGGTAAATGTCAGCTGAAAATCACTGTTCATTTGCCAACCGATGTTAAAACTATCTGGTAGAAACGACATCAAGCGGTCAACACTGGAGCTGTTAATCGCCTGCACCAGGACTGGTTTATTAATCATGCTAGATACAGAAACGGAAAGCTGAACGTGATATCAGTTGAGGTTGCTCCAGTTACCTCAATCTGATTGTCACCACGTTCGAGGGCGAGGTTGCCCCAATCGGTATCACTCCCACAACTCTTCCCGTCTCGGAAACTGTTCACGCCATCTAGGATGATCGTTTCCGTTCCATCCGATTTCTTCTTGTACGCCCATTCGGTTCCATTCGTTTTATTGGTTATTTTCAGTGAATCGCCTTTAAACTTCGAGATGATTTTCAAATCATGCTTTTGGTAGTAAGGATCCACCGCAATATCCGACGCGTTATAGACCGTGAACTTCGAACTCATAAAATGATACGTCGGTATTCGATCCGCTGGTAAATTCATCCCGACCTGCCAACCGTTTTGTTCGAAGGTGTATGGCGTGTCGGAACGGAATAAGGAATATCGATATCCACTAGGATTGTCGAACGGAATCGTAAACAAAGCATAGTGATCACCAGGGCTTGGGATTGCAATCTCAAATGGCGTTGGATAAACGAAATAAACTTTGGCCGGATCTGTATCAGTCCGAATCCGGATTAACTTGCGCGTTCCAAAAATCCGATAAATCTCATGCTTCGCCAATTTGTAATCCGTATAGTCCGTAAACCTTAACCAGAAATTGGCATTGATTGTTGACCGTTCCAGCGTTTCATACGCAAACGGTGAACCGTCCCGACTGCTGTCTTCCTGATAAGTATTGGTGAATTGTGGCATTGAATCTTCTGATAAATATGTCAATCGACTAATTTTTTCAGTCAGATCAAATTCATCCTGATCTCCAATTTTCATGTAGAATTTTGTCTTCATGGTTCACCTCCTTACGTTATTCCATCATACTGACTGATTGATAGGTCTTTAGCTTGCCGTTTATAGAATGACTTCGTATCAAACGTCCCCTGGTCTTTAATTGCCTGCAAAATTGCATTGTTAACACTAATCAGCTGGGTAATTAACGGCGTCATATCCTTTTGGCCACCCTGTTGATTAATTAATTGTTGAGCTTGTGATCCACTAATACCATTCATGTTTTGAGTTGTATTGTTAACCGTCTGAGAGACGTGCACAACCGAGTCACTAATAGCTCTGGTAGCTTCCATGACTGATGAGTTCAACGGAATTGTTCCGGTTGCGAATTGTGGAACCTTGTACATCTGTGCTGTTAATCCAGCTGGAATGACAATTGTTCCCTTAGGTGCATCGTCAAGAATCACATTACGACCGTGAGGAATAAATGGCGTCCGTCCGGGGTATTTAACTGCTTCACGGAATACGGGTCCCTTTTGGTCATTAACCATGATTGCTCCTCCGGATGTCCCCATAGAACCTAAAGCGTTTTGTTCAACTTTTTTAACGTAAACATGTACATATTTGTCTTTCATTGAATCAAGCGCCTGTTGAGCATCCTTAATGCCATTTGCAGTCTTATTATCTGCAAGGATCTTCTTGTGAGCAGATTTTTTTGTGAAATCTTCAACCGACTTTTTCGAACTTGAAACGCCTTTTTGTGTCTTATTTGAAGCTTTAATATCTTTAGTTGCCGCACCCTTAGCGAATGAACTAATATCATTTTTGGCGGACTTAATTCCACCAGCAGTCTTGTTAGATGCTTTCAAGGTCTTGCTTGTGCTCTTGGGAAGATTTCCAAACTTTTTATAGTCACTAGTTACCTTGCTAATGATCTTTCTAGCGCCTTTATCCTTGGCAATCAATTCTTTGACTTTTTTAGGAAGACTATTCCAATCTTTAACACCTTTAACTCCCTTAGCGACGTCTTTGGTACCTTTTGCCTTAGCAATAGCCGTTTTCATTTTTGGCGTTAACTTGTTCCAATCCTTTAAAGTCATATGGGCCTTTTTCATTGGACCAGAAGCACTATCTTTAATGACAGCTTTCTTTTCCTTAACCGATAATTTATTCCAAGTCTTAGTTTTGGTCATAGCTTGGAGCAATTCGTTACCACCCTCAGATTTAATGATGGCCTCTTTTTCTTTAGTAGTTAATTTGCCCCATTCTCCACCTTTGGTCATCAGCTTAGCTAACTCATCTCCACCTTTAGAGCGGATTAAAGCCTGTTTTTCCTTAAGGGTTAACTTATCCCATTTGCCGACGTGCAAAGCGGCGATTCCAACCATGGCAGCGGCGTTAGAGCTCATCTTCCCTTTTTTCGCAAGCAGTAGCATCGAATTCCACTTGTCCTTATCCTTAACGGCTTTATCGACTTCTTCTTGCGCATTGGTCTTTAACTTACCGGTCTTAGGGTCAAGTACTATATCATTCCAAGCTTCGGCAGCTTTCTTAACAGCGTTACTCATATCACCGGTAATCTTAATTGATGTACTAGCGGTTTCTTGGAGGCTTTTAAGATAAGCTTTCATGGCTGCTTTCGCTTCTTTAGGCTCAAAGCCATTGGACTCTAAATCGTCCATAATTTCTTTTCTACTCTTGCCTTGCTCTTTTTCCGTTCGAATTAAATCTTCGCCCAACTGCAACATAGCTGCGTTATGAGTCTTAGTGAGCTGTTCTTCTGCAACGTTGGCTTCTTTAGAACTAATTTGCCCGTCCTTTCGAGCTTGTTCAATTTGACCATATTTCTTATTCCATGCTTCTTTTTCGCTGTATGCTGCATCACCAATATCCTTGGCGGTCTGGGCCAACTGCTTCTTAGTCATTGACCCTGTTTCACCGAGTTCAGCAGCTAAAATGGATTTCTTCTGACTAGACTTAAGTTTTAATGTATCAATCTCATCTTGAGCCATTTTACGTTGGAGATTAGCAATTGTAGTTGCTTGGTCCGCGGTTAATTTAGTGCCATCTTTGGCGGCTTTTGATGTAATATCATTAACCTTTTTAGCCGTCTGTTGCATATCTTGGATGCGTTTTTCATTCGCATCTTTTTCTTTGCCAGCCTGCTTTAGTAAAGCGGCACCAGCATCTCCACCAATTTGTTTAGCTAATTTTTCAGCATCCTTGTATTGTTTATCAACCGCTTTGCTAGTTGAATCAACCATATCTTGAAATGCCTTAGAAACTTCTTTAGCATTCTTTTTAACATTTGAATTGAATCCATCTAATGCCGTTGAAGCCTTAGTTTCAAAACCGGTCATTTTTTCGGCTGCATCAGAAGCAGTCTTACCGATATCAGAGCCCCATTCATCAACACGCTGTGCACTTTCATGAGCTTGTTTACCATATAGCTCCCAATAGGCTACGCCTGCTAATGCGGCTACACCGACGCCAGTAACAACAGCCCCGGTGGCTGTTAGGGAGGTTCCTAATATACCAGCTCCTGCTTCAGCGGTAGTCATGGACTTCCCTAAAATACTTAATCCACCTTCAGCGATCTTGGCATTATCACCAACACCTTTAATTCCCTTACCGGCGATATCAGCTCCAGCAGAAACATCATTCATTACTGCTTTAGATGCGGCTACTTTTGCTCTCCATTCAGCAAATTTGGATACTGTTCCAACGATCGTGCTTCCGACTTTACCAAAACCACCAACTAATTTACCCGTCATACTTAACACGGGACCAGCAGCGGCGGCTAACAATGCAAACTTGATAATGGTATTTTGAGTCGAATCGTCTAAATCAGAAAAGCCTTCAACTAAATCCTTAGCTTTATTAACTAATGGAATTAATTTAGGAACAAGTTTAGCTCCAACTTCGATACCCAAGACCTGTAATGAGGCTAATAACTTTTTGACGTTATTCTCTGAAGTGTTGCTCATTTCTTCGGCTTGTTTTTTAGTAGCGCCGGTTGAGTTTTCAGTATCTTTCGTTAATTGACGTAATTTACTTGATCCGGTTTCTAGCAAAGCGTTCATTGCTGATTGATTTTCACGACCAAAAGCCGTTGCAATCGCTTTGTTTCGATCAGCCTTATCCCAACCTTTAGTACCATTAGTGATATCATCAATCAATCGTGGCAAGTCACTAGCATCCTTCTTTAGTTCTCCGGCTGAGATCCCCATTGAGCTAAATGCCTTAGAAGCGTTTGGAGTAACTTTAACCAACGATGTTAAAATTCCTCGTAAGTTAGTACCAGCTTTTTGACCTTCGATACCTTTATTTGAAAGTTCACCAATTGCAGCGGCTGTTTCTTGAACAGATAATCCGGCAGCATGTGCTTGTGGACCAACATAACTCATGGCTTCACCCATATCACTAAATCCAGCGGCAGTAGCATTGGCAGCATAAGTAATTGAGTCCGTAACCATTTGGGTGTTCTTTAACGTTCCGGCCGTTGATTTAGATTTAAGTCCAAACTGTTCTACGACAGATGACGTAGTATTAAGTACCGTTCCTAAATCTTCGCCGGAAGCCATTGCGGCATCCATGATTGAAGGCATAGAACCCAATACTTGATTGGTATTATAGCCACGACGAATTAATTCCGTCATACCATTATTAATTTCAGTCGTAGAGACGCCGTACTTAGTCGACATCTCTTTTGAGGCGTCACCTAATTGGTCAAGCTGTGCTTTATACTTGGCTGTAACTGTCGCACCGTTGGTTAGCAGTGGCCCGATTGACTTGATTTGTGAATCGAATTTAACTGCTGACTTGGTAGCATAAGCTAATCCGGCAGCAATCGGCAAACTAACCTTGGACGTCATCCCTGAACCAATTTGACTCATTGCAGCACCGGTTGTAATAGCACCTTTACTTAGTTTGTTTAGTCCGCCAGTGAATCCAGTTGTTTCTACACGTGCTTTGGCCATTGCTCCAGCCGTGTTGATATATTGTGTTCTCAAGGAAGCCAGTTTAGCATTGGCATTCTGCAACTGCGTAGCTAACTTAGCAGTCGAAGAACTGGCTTTGCCATCAACCAACGAGTTCTTATAGGCTTGACCTAGTTTTTCAACGATTCGTTCCTGACTCATCATGACCTGCGATAGGCCCTTAGATTTAGCAGCAAGAATATCAAACTGCTTACCCGATTGTCCAACAACCGCCAACGATGACTTCATTTCAGCCATTGCGTATTTGGTTTCTTTCTTCGCACCAGCTAATCCCTTGCCGAAATCAGAATGATCTAATCCCAGCTCAATCACCATGCGACCTAATGGTTCATCAGCCATTTATATTTATCCTCCTTTCCTCAATTATTTCTGTCGTGCCAAATCAAAAAGACTCATAACTGGTTGTCCGCCAGGGTTAACACCTAATTGACCAGGTGTAACCGACATCCCACTTTCAGTTTTTTGAGTCTTTTCTTGCACATCTTCAGCCGTTGCCTTCATAATTTCAGACAACATTTTATAATCAATATCATTAATGACGGAACTCAACGTATATCCAGGTCGATTTTCAACAATTGATCCTAAAACTGCGAGAATCCTCTTTCGAGCCTCTGGGAGGCTTAGTCCTCCGTCGGTTCCGTCATCACGTTTTTTAGTTCAATACCGCCAATTTGAGCGATAATTTCAGCAACTTCATTGTTAAAATTAAGCGCATTAAATCCATTCCAAATTAGTTCTTCAGTCACATTCTTATCTGTAAAAACTTCAGACAAAAATTTAACACGCTCTTCAGCGATCACTTTTAAATCTCTTCGTTCTTCGAATGTTAATAAATCAATCGCTTCAAGTAGACGCTTTGCCGGAATAAATGTTTCAGTAAACGTCTTTTCTTTACCATTAACCATCAAGGTCATCGATACTGGATCACTCATTTTTCCACCTCCAAAATAAAAACAAGACCAGTCTTGCGACCCGACCTTGTCTAATTAGTATTATTAAGCTGTAGCTGATTTAACGGTTAAAGTGACAGTCGAATCATCTGACATCGTTAAAGTTCCGCCCGTTAACTTTCCGTCTGCATCAGTTGTTAACTCGCCAGACTTAACTGATAATCCGTCTTTACCTGCGGGTCCCGTCACACCATCTTTACCCGCTGCTCCGGTATCTCCTTTAGCTCCAGTGGCTCCATCTTTTCCATCGATGCCATCTTTAACAGCAGCTACTCCATTTTCTAAATTATTCAATTTATCGGCGGTAATAATTTCGTCGGTTTCCCATGTATGAGGTGTATATGCCATTTATATCATCCTTTCTACTCCGTTAATTTAGTTGCGCCCACTTTAGCCGTTCCGACCGTGGGCGATGTTAGTTTCCCGTTCCACCGCCATCAACATCTGATCCACTAGAAATTGCTGGATCAAATAGTTGCTTTTCAAACACGGTAATAGCTTCTGCATTTTCAGTTGTATCGCCAATAAACTTCTGCATCACTTCACCATTAGTACTATCATCTGCCATTGAAGCACCTGGTTTAAATGACCACGCATCAGGTTCCGGCTTAAATGTTTTAGAAGAATCTAAAGTTTCAAGATTTAACTTGTCTCGAGTGAATACTCCCTTAAAGAATCCAATCAAAGCAATTTCTCCAGTATCCTCTGTCGATTCTAGTTCAATTGAGCAGTAAGGTGGCATCGTATCTGAACCGCCGTAAGTAATTCCGTTTGCATCTTTTCGGAACCCTGATAATACATCGGCACTGTCTTCTGGCAAATCTAAGATACCTAAAGCGACTTTAACCTCACCTAATCCACCACGTGCGATGTAATAATCGATGTTGGAACCAGCCACAGTGGATGAGTCTTTTGCCAACCCACTAATTTCAGCGGTAGTCGTAGCACCCTTATGCTGCTTACCTTCAACGATAATTAATTCGCCCTTTTTTGTTCCATCTTCATTAAATGGTTGAATTTTTAATCTTTTGTATCCAACAAACATATTCCATTCCTCCTAATAATTAGTGTCATATAACGCCGTATTTCCTCGATATCGACGTGCATCAACAAAATGACCGGTGGCTTCGAAATATACATCGAGTCCATCGGTCATCTGTCCATAATTTAATTTTTTCATTTCTTTTTTGATTTCACTTTGAACCTGCTTAACTTCTTTTCGATCAGGTGACTCGACTGCAATTTGAAAAGTAAATTCAATCTGCATATCCTCGTCACTTGCCGAATTACTTGCAATTGGTGGACCTAATGGCTTAATCAAAACAAAGGTTTTGCTCTGATCGGCAGTTTCCGGATAATCATATTTTCGGATACGATAACTGCCGTCAGCTGCTTTAGTTAATCCGCCAATCGTCGGATTATTTTTCAAAGTTTGATAAATCAAATCAATCATATCTTTAACTTCTGTCATAGCAATTTCCCCTTAAGAATTGATCTTACCAATGCTTGATATTGAGGTTTGATTTTGTCATAGGTTGCCTGCAATTTTCCCAAACCACGAGGAGTGTAATGTTTACCGTTTCTGGTATAACCAAATTCGTTCAAATGAATAATCGCATAACGGCCCATCGGACCATTCCAACCAACTTTAACCGAATTTTCACCCTGTCGTTTTCTAGGTTTGCCAACAACCACTTCGTTAACTGTTGCTCCTGTATCCTGAAAAAAGGAAACAGCTGATTTAACTTCATTCTTAACGTAATCAGCAGCAGGCTTTAACGCTTCTTTTTCAACCGCATTTAGCTTCCGCTCACCCAGTTTTTCCTCAAGCTTCGCTAAAACTTCATCCATCCCTTTAATTTCAGCACTCATGCAGTCACCCCCAAAACAATAACCACAAAACGGTCATCCTCAAAATCCGGACGAACGTCAACTATATTCCAGATAATATAATTTCCATGCACATCTTTATATCGATAATCTGAAATGACAACGGCATCATTGTTCACTGGTTGATATTCGCCCCTGGTGTCTCGAATTTTGATCGTGACCCCACGTTTGACCCCATGTGCATCTAGGATTGCATTGTCTTTATTACTCGACCCATAAACTTGAGCAAAGCATTCGAAAACAATCTTAGTCGGCATTTCACCCGGCTCACCATCAGGGTTTTCAGTTTGTCTATAGAAACTGACTGGGATTCGTAAATCGCCACTATTTGTCTTCGGGCGTTGATACTGATTCATCACCAGTCACCTCCGTTTCCGAAATAACGGCTGACATTCCTAAAATTTGGGCTTGGAAGTTGTCTTCGAAAAATTCAACCGAATCATTGTAGACATATCGAGAGCGCTCCAATACCAATTCTCGAATGCCGATAATATTCAGATCATCACTACCAGTCATCCGCTTAATCTCTGATTTAGATCCTTCAATGATCGCTTTTAAATTATCATCTTCTGAATCATGAAAAATGTGCATGCGCTCTTTAAAAATTGGTAGTAGATCAACTTTTTCTTGTTCCGTCATCTACGCACCACCTATTCTGTTAATTTAGCAGCGCCCACTTTAGCTGTTCCAACGGTGGGCGCGGTTATTTTCCCGTGTTACCACCAGTTGTTGGATCAGTTGGTGCTGAACCAGCTCCAGATAATTTCAAATCGTAAACAGCTGATGCAGTATTATCATGTGCTTTACCATATAGGAATTGTTTAGCAGTAAAGAGGTCTAAATCTTCTAGCGCTAAAGTTTGGTCAAACTGCTTAATTTGAAGTGGACCAGCTTGGAACGCATCATAGCGATCTGGAATAAACGCAATCACTTTACCTTCTGGTACGAATTCCGATTCAACAGTTGTTAGTCCAAATGGCATCGCTGTAACAAATTGACCGTTCAAGTTTTGAATCATGAATTGAGCTTCAACATCTAACGTGTCACCAGGAGACATTGCCAAAACTGTTCGACCTTTAGCAACTACTGGGTGACCATTTTCCTTCTTGGATAATCCTTTAATTACTCCGGCTAATTCTTTGGCAGCTGTTTTAGTATCCGCAAAAGTTAGTTCTCCAGCAGACGTTTTTTCAGGATATGCACCATCTGTGACCGCTACACCTTTTGAAACATCACGATTTAAACCGATTGGCTTATCTTTACCATCACCAGTCAAGAATGCTTCTTCTGACGCTACGGCAAAGGCCTCTGTAATTTGAGTTACAACAAACTTCTTAATCCATTGTGGTCCGAAGTCTTCTAAATCCTTTGGAACAACAACGAATGCAGTTGCTTTGTTTTGAGTTGCATCGTCTTCGGAGAAGCTGGCATCTAATTGACCCTTAATTTCACCAAAGATTTTGCCCCATACAACCGTTCCAGTCGTATCAGATTTGATGATTTTTAAACTGATACCGTTGTTCTTAAGGCCGATTGCAGATAAGAATGGGTGTTGTTGAACCATATCTTCAAAGATTTCATCAACCGTTGTTTGTGGCAGAATCTTTTCGCCAGTGGATTTAGTATCTGTATCCGTCTTGAGTTCGTTAAAAAACTTAACCTCTTCGTTGGTCATCTTCATTTGATGAGCATTTTCAAGTTCTGCCATCTTCTGTTCCGTGATAGATTTAACCTCTTTTTTAGCATCGCTACCAAGCGCGTCCATCATGTTATTTAAAGCCGTTTCTTTGGCTTCACTAGTTGCTTCTGGATCCATAGCAATTTTTGCGTAATTGGTACGTTCTTTAGCAAAGTTTTTGTAATCACCAAATTTAATCATGTATTATTTCCTCTTTTCTTTGTATTAAAAAACGAACGGATCAATATTGACCTGTTCGTTCTTAGGTTTATGTGTATCTACATTTTTTAATCTTTTTGCAACTGCATCAGCAATATTTTTCACTAAATCATCTGAAATCGGTGCACCTAAGGCAACTGTGGTAAATTTATCAATTACCGTTTGTGGAATCATCCCTGAATTACTGTTTTCAAATAACGGCGCTTCTTCTGCATTATCATTTTTAAAATTGATTACAGAATCAATCAAGCCTGCTTCTAAAGCTTCATCAGCAGTATAGAACGTGGTTTGCGCCATAATATCAAGAATTTCTTCTTCGCTCTTACCCGTTTTATCCATGTAAGCTTGAGCAATCGATTTATCTGTTCCTTTCAGAACATCAGAAATCTTGTCGAAATCATTATGATTTCCTTCACCATAGGTTGATGAATTATGAATCATCATCCTTGCTGTTGGGGACATCTCCAAAGTGTCGGCGCCCATCGCAATTACCGAAGCAGCACTTGCTGCCATCCCATAAATTTTGGCTGTTACTTTTCCTGAATAAGATTTAAGTGACGTCCAGATATCGCTAGCGGCATATACGTCACCACCATTCGAATTAATAACCAATTCGATATCATCTGTTTTTCCAGAAAGTTCATCATTGATTACTGATGGTGATGTATAAGGTAAATTAAAATAATCGTAAAATGCCGAATTTTCGTCTGAGATAATTGGACCCTTAACATCAATTTTCACTGTCATCTTTCTCACCTCCCTTCGTATCAGTCGTGTAGTTCTTCGTGATGATCACTCGGTCACCATCTGGCAGTGGCTCTAATCCCATAGCTTCACGGACTTCATTAATCTTCACAACGCCACTGGATGCCAATTTATCAACCTGCTCTGATAGTTCAAGAATGTTAGGTTGATCAAGTCCTACCGCTTCAATGTACGCATCACCCGCCAATACTTCGTTCTTGCTAAAGAACTTAGCATTCAGTTCATCCCGAATCTTTTTTAGTAATGGGGATAGGCAGTAACGATTGAACAATGTTGTATTTTCATTGCTTTCGACATTTGAACCATGGATTAACGCTGTTGGAACACCGATAATTCCAGCAATATCATCAATAAACGCATCTTTAACTTGATTAATTTCATCGAAGTTTTGATTCTTTGCAGTACTATTACCGAGTTCCTCATAATCAAAACCTTTAGTCGTTGGAACAATCGCCACGGACTTTTTCTCAAACGAAGCATAGATGTTATCAATATAATTCTGTAAGGCTTTCTGCTTAGCTTCTTGCGTCCCAGATGTCATATTTGCTTTAACGTTTGCTCGAATCTGATTATTACGAAGCTGGAGATTAAACATGCGTCCCATTAGTTCACCGTAATCTGACCAGAGTCCGTTTAGATAACTATCCAAACGAGCATTTCCGTACGTTAAATAAATCACATCGTCCATACTAAACGTTCGTTTAAACTCATAATCTTTGACTGTCACTCCATTGAAAGAATCAGGATACAACGCATATTCATTTCTTACAAAACTGTCGGCAATCAATAAATCATTAGTATCACTTTGAACAATTAAAACTTCACCTTTACGCAATAACTTATAGACTACTTCCTGCCAAAAGTCGCCAGCCGATTTGTCGGTATTCGGTCGGACATTCAAATGATAATAAGCTTCATCTTTAACCGGTTTATGATTTTTCAGTACTCTAAACTCCGTCTGGCCGACTGCTCTTGCTACAAAGTTGATCACTTCATCAATGGCCAAGCGTTTCATGTACGCACGTTCCGCCGTACTCTCATATTCCTCAAGGTCATAAATAAAGCTTGAATCATGACGTCGTGTAAATATTTCCGCAAAACTACTAAACACACTCATACGTTCACCTCCCTTCGGCTAGAAATTAAGTCCATTCAATAAATCGAGTGATTCTTCCGGATCAACATCTTCAATTTCATCAACCCGATATTGGCCATACTCAAATGCTTTGAATCCATCAGTTTTTCGACGGCGTTCTTCTTTCTTGCCATACTTCTTATTACCACGCGCATCAACCGTTACCAACACGTTCTGCGTATTCCAACGTAACAATGGATTATCTCCCCAGACGAACTTATTGGCCGCGAAGCCATCTTCAATGCGGGGGGCCAACAGTCCATCAATCGCTGTTGGGTTTTTGATTACGTCAACTTCGAAGTCGGCATCTTCAAAGAACTTTCTTAATAAGTCAGCTCGGAAGTTATCAAGAACGACCTTATCAATTACGTACTTTTCACGCATCTCGGTAAACCAATTGACAACCTCACGGGGATCAATTGTTTCAGTATTTAGAATTGTTAATAGTCCTTGATCTTCCCACTCACCAATTGGAGCAACGTTCCGCGGTCGATCAGCTGGGTTCGCTGAATATCCATAATACTTATCAACAAATTGCTTTCGAGCAAATTGATGTGAAACAAAGTAGACCTTACCGCCCATTTTGAAAGTTAAACCACACGCTGCAAAATCTCGCATGCTGGCAAAATCAAGTGAGCCAACTGCCTCTCGACCTTCTAACTGATAAAGCGGAATTGACTCATTAGTCGCTTTGATTTGTTCATAGGGTGCCACCGACTTTTCAGGATCCTTTAATGGTAAGTCCATTCGTTTAGTTAGAAATTCTTCCCGCATGCTCGGCTGAGATTGCATTTTTAGATACTGTTTCCGAATCTTTCGGAATAATGTCTTACCATAACCAGTCAGGGGTTTAGAAAGCATTGGATTGGCTTTTTCCCACATGGTTTCGTCATCAACTTCTTCTTCGGAATCCAATTTACACCAGAATGGAAACATAGTATCCGGTGGTAGTTGGCCACCCATAACTTGTAAAGCAATATCTTTCTTTTCGTCCAGATAGCCGTCACGAACATATCCATCCGACCCAATTTCAAACTGCCGAGATTCGGGTACCTTACCTAACCCCGATTCATAAACTGAAACTCCAGAATCGTCCTGATACATGTGGATTTCATCAAACACATCAAAGCCATCACGCAAACCATCTTTGGTTTTCCCATTAGATGTCTGATACATCACAATTGAATTAGTCGCTTTTGATTCGATCTGTGATTTATTCGCATTAAATGAACCACTAAGTACATCATTTCTTTTAACTACATTGTATATTTCGGTGATCGAAGTTTTAGCCTGGTCTTCCGAATTGGCCACAATTGAGCCGTTGTAACCAGGTATTCCATTTAATTGGCTAATTAAAAACGCTCCAAGTGAACTGATTGTTCCATTCTTACCAGCTCCTCGCCCAACCACCCAAAAATGCTCATCATAATAAACATCATCAGTGGCCTTATCATAAAGAAAAATGAACGCTGCCAAAAATCTTTGGTATAAAACTGTCGGGAAAAACCATTTTTCCGTGAAGCTAATATAGTCTTCAATTTTCTCTTCGTTGAAAAAAAGCTGGTCGTTATTTAGGACAAATTTCTCCAAATAATCAATCAGCATCACTCGTTCTTTATTCAGTTTTATTTTGCCCGTTTTATAGGCGTTTATATAGGCGTCTACGTATTTTTGATGTATCATACTAGCCCACCTTTACTACTGCTTGAGGGGGCATTTTGGGCGTGATTTTCGATAGTACTTTTAGTTGATTTAATCGTCTTAAAAATCTCATTTTCCAAATTCAAAAGTTGAGTATTCAACTTCTCTTTTTCTGGAATTGCTGGATTAACCTTAGTAAATTTTTGATTGCCATTCTCAACTGTAATAGTGGCTCCGTCCTTTTGTATTGCTGTTCCTAGCTTTTTATATAATTTTTTCAGATCCAAATAGCGAGCGATTTTTTCTTGCAATAAAATATTGTCTTGATCACTATTATTTTTAAAATATTCTTCGATTTTTGATAAACTCAAACTCCCCACCCCCCCTCGTTTTAATTTTTTCTCTTTTTTCTGGGAAGTCGAGCTCACCCACCGGTTTTCAATTTCAATTTTTTTACTAAAATTTTTGACCCCGGGGGATGATTTTTAATTTTTATTTTTTAAATTTAGTTAAAAATGCCTGCCAATCAAAAAATACGCATTTTTGTACATAATAATAACCATCAAAGTTATCAATATCGTTGATTCTCTTCTTGACATAGTTCTTTGCTCGCCGTTCACTAAAGTAAACTCGGTTGGCTTCTGTGATGTTAGTTTGTGGTTGTCGCATTACTACATAGACAATGACCTGCTTAGTACCATCGACTCTTGACTTCATTGTAATCTACCTCCACTATCTTCTGATGTTTGCAATGACTGCATGAGTAGCAACGATAGATACAACTGTTAGCACTCATCAGTCCATGATAGATATAGTTATGGCCTGAGAACAAACACTTTATACTCATAGCTTCACCCGATCCTCATGAACCAAACCACATCGTTCACATCGACAGACCACCAATAGATCGCATAAGCTTGACCTATTGAGTACTTCAATATACTTATGGCCTAACAACTTACATCTTAATCCCATCGTTCATCATCCTTCCATTTATTCTGCTGCTTGCCATTACCATTACTACGATAGTTCATTCGACCATGTCGTTTGTTATGACAGTCCTTACATAATGTCCTTAGGTTGTCCTTATCAAACCGAAGCTCTGGATAGTACTCAAGCTCTTTGATATGATCAACCTCTAGCACTGTATCCATATCAGTAACCACTAATCCATTAGCTTTACACCATTGGCATTCATGGTTATCACGTTCCAATATATGATTACGTAACTGACGCCATGCAACACTGTTATAAAAAGCTGTTCGCTGTTGTTGGTTTAACTTAGATTGCATAAGCATTGATAAGCCTTAAGTGCTTGCTGTTTAGTAAAGCCACGTTTAACTAATTCATCAATAGCTTTTACATCACTATTTCTAGGACTTTTTAAACGATATTCATTGCCGTAAGTTGTTTGACCTGTAACGTTATCAATCATGATGTGTTTAATTTTGTCACCATCTATATATTCAGCAATCAATATGTTAACTCCATCTTTAATACCATTAGTTAGATATTGATATGACAACTGAACAATAGGATAAGTGACTCCATTTATAAATAATTGTGGTGCACCATCTTTTTCTATATTCAATAAAGCACGGTTATATTTATATTCATCCATAGCCGCATTAAAGTCACCATCATCAAGTGAAACATGAATCGTTAATTTATCTTCATTAATTTTCATTATCTATTTACCTCCAACATATATTCACGTGTTTCTCCATTACCTTGTTTATCCATTGTTTTAAACCTAACGCACCATTTAGTCCCGCCAGATACTGGGAATCTAATCTTCATTGGTTTAGGAATCTTAAGTAATGGCAATGTACTAAATAAGTGTTCATCAATCCATTTGTGTTTCCACATGTGATTATCTCCAAAATAAAAAGCCTTAATAAAATTAATTATCAAGACTTGGTACTATTATTTAATAATTTTTAAATCGTCAAAATTATCAACCACATTACATACACCCCTAAGGTTACCAATATAGATATTATTATCACTATCAGTATCCTGTGATTTTATAACAATTCTAAATTCCTTTTGATCACTATATTTAACTCGTTTCCGAAAAATAATTTTAGCAATATTATTCTCTTGTTCTGCTAATCCCATGACATCATCAATATCATTCGAATCATAATATTCAACATCTTTCCAACCAACATTTTCACTTTCAAGTCGTTTAAACAATATATTTGGATCTATGATAATTGGTATTCTTTTATCTGTGTTGAAATTACGGAGCCTTTTTATAGCACTCTTTGTGAGTTTAAAACTTTTTGTTTTTTCATCTTCTACAATATCGTCCGTATCTATCCACGAAAAACAAGAAATACAAATCGTTTGCTTTAATTCATCAGGTATATTTATATGAATTGATGCAGTAGTAGTAGGAATTACAGTTGCTGGTTTTTTATCACCTGCTATTCTAAACATAAATGCCCAACCACTTTCAGGGGAAATATTACCTTCCACCTTTCCTTCTAAAGCGTCACCTATTATTGTGTCTCCTTGGTTATTTTCTAAATCAATAAAGTATTGCAGTGGATTAAAATGAATTTCTCCATTATCAAGAAAGTTTTCAACATACTGTTTCTCAAAAAATCTAATTAAAAATACATGTTTATCCTTATTACTCATAATTTCCTCCAACACAAAAGTAGAATTACTACATAAGTTTACTTCATAGTTTCTGGAAGATCTATATAAAAAGTCACACAACAATTAAGTCGTGTGACCTTAGTTATAAGAACGAGATGGTAAGGATTTGCACCTTACATATACTGGATTTTGTACTCTCCTACCTTTTCTTGGCTTCTTTCAACCTTAGCTTCGGATAGCGTTTACCTGTTCCGCCACATCTCACGTTAGATCTATGAACATCCTTTGACTGTTGCGTGCACTGCCGTCTTTTCATCACTCTCCAACCATTATTGATAGCTTTCGGGGCTATCTCACTAACTATAATTGGGCTTCGCAGATGTTCAATAAGACAGCAAGGAATCGAACCTTGCCACAAACGTACATGACTTTCCGAATTGAATTTGTTGAAACGGAAGCTTGTGTAACCATCTATCTCACTCGAAAGATTGTATAATATCGGCATATTAGAGGAACCTTAGTTATTTGATTCTTTCGATAATACTAATATAACTCGAACAATGTAGAATATGTGACGTGTAATTGTCCGGATATTGTCATCTTTTGAATACTCTCAAATCATCCACATCAACAAATGCCCATGCGAATTGTAAGAAAGCCTCATTAAGTATGTCATTTTCATGACTTCGACTATAGCCAGTTAAGTCTTCTATTTCATACCATGTTAATTTTTTGAAATATCTTAACTCTAATATTTGTCGATGCTTATGATCTAAGCCACCACATGCTTTAACGACTTTACCTAAAATATCTTTGGCATACGCATGTAAAGTAACTTTAGTTTCCACCCCATTATCAGCACTGTGGGATACTGGCATGCCACTAATGACTGGCGATTTAATATCAACGTATACAACATGCGCCATATTCTGCAACGTCGGAAACTCTTTTTCAAAAAAACGTTTCGTGTTTTCAATTGTTTTATTTTCGTCTAATTCTGGTAATAATGACACGCCCTCAACTCCCGTAGTATAATGGTATTAGTCGAATACATAATATTACGGGCATTTCTCGAACGAGGGATGCTTTTTTATTTCCTTTGAATTTCAATCTCAAACTCTTGCGCACGTTTACTGACATAATCCACACTGACACCTATTTTCTTACTAATTTCAGATCGGATAAATCCTTGACCTGCCAGATTAGCAATCTTAATCGCATCCCGTTCGTGCCTACGTTGCGTGTTCATCTTGCGATGATCCCATCTTCCATCTTCAATACGTTCATTTTTCAATAAACCAATTTTCCGAGTGTAATCACTTAATTTAGTGCACACTTCGCAATCGCAATAACGCTTATTAACGTGTCCCACTCTAACCACATCATCTAATAACTGATTAACCTTATGCCATTGTTCGACTGTTGGTTTTGTCTTTCTAATCGTAATTACCCTCTATGTCTCTAATACGCCGATATAACGCATTATCATAATCACGCATTGCTTCGTATTGGTCGATCATAATTGCCTTGTGACTATCCGAAATACCAATATACTGGTCGTTGATTACATCACTTAACCTTCTCATTTTTCTTTCCAGTTTTTCGCTTTCAAGTTCTAACTGTGCTATCACTTTTTCTTTAAGCATTGCTATTTCTCCAAATCTTCCTTCTTGATAAACACACCATCAACGTTCTTGCCTTCACGATCCTTGATAGTATCGTACGCCGATTGGATACAATCGTTGATATCTAATCCGTTCTGTTCGGCAAATAATGTCATAACAACGAACATGTCGCCTAGACTATCCTTAACCTGTTCCGGTACCCTTTTGTTAAAACCTTCTGCCAGCTCGCCCAATTCTTCGGTTAATTTATTTAGCTGTCGGCTAGGGTCTCCGTCTGTAATGCCACGTTCTGCACCCCACTTTTTAATATTTTTTACTGCATCATATAAAAGGTTCGCCTCCATTGCCTGTTCAAAGGCATTGTCCATTATTTTCTTAAATTCATCTTTATCCATCGTTTAATCCTCCTAAAATTGTCCTGTTAGTAAAGCAATTATTACTGCAATCGTGATACAGATAATTGCTAATATCCAAAGCATGAATCGTTGTTTGTCTGTCATTAATGCCTCCATATTGGTCAGTGCAAATATTGCATTAACCACTTTATCTGCTAGTTATCTGCAGGTTTTTCTACACACATATGCTGTAATCGTTGGTATAACAGCATTCTATCTACACATTTATCTACTGGTTTTCTGTTAGTTTTTTAAACTGATCAAAATTGATGGACTTAGGTTTAGCTTGTAACTAACCTTTCCACACATTCATTAAGCGTTGCTTTAAAAATATAAATAACGGATAATTTAATTTGAGGTGAATATCTGTGAATATCAATAACAAAACTTTATTAGCACTCTGTATAGCACTTATTGGCTTAATAGGTTCTATTCTTGGTGGGCGCTACTCTAAAATAAATGAGCAACAAATCACTGATCGAAAAATATTTGATAATTGTTATTCCAAAATTTTTAAAATAATGGAATACAATTTTTACTCAAAAGAATTAAATCTTTTCGAATACCAAGAACTTGGTAAGCAATTGTTAAAAATATTTGATAAGTCGCAAGGATACTTCTATCCCTCACTTAAGGAGTACGCAAAATGGTTAGCATCTGCTAAAGATACCTCTACGGCACAATTCGCATTGTCATCATTTTCATGGACCTTTGACAAACAATACACAAAGGTATGTTCAAAGATTGGAATGCCCAAAAGAAGCCGTTACTATCGCCAAAATACTCATCAATACAAAGATTTGAAAAACTTAATATTTTTATCTTTTTTCGACGCATATGCTTGGATAAATTGGACCTATGTTCTTATGTTTATTCTTATTGTAGTTGCATTAATATAACTACAATCGTAAAAACAAATCCTGCAAACATACTATTAAACGTGTTACTAATACAGAACGCCATTAAAAAAATAAGTATAAATTCCACTGGTATTCACTAACTTTCTTTTTTATTTTTATTCCTTAATCTGCCACGAAATAACACTGACCCACGTCTGTATAATCACGGCTGCAATATAGATACCCCAACCAATTATTCCGTTATGTAGTCCGTAACCGATTAGCACTGACGGCATAATCCATGCTACCGCTGAAAAATACCATAGATAGAACATACTAATCACCCTTTCTAAATCGTTCTAATACTGGACGAAACTTAGCTTCTAAGTTCTCCAACTCGTCAAGATACTGGGTCAATTCCATCACATCGTACTTATCTTCCAACATTAGATGAATACAAGCGTTCATAGCACGGCTCATATTGGAATAGTAGCCTTTTGTAGTGAACATAGGTAAATCATCCTTGCCAGTCTTAATCGCTCCAGATTCGTCTCTGATAGCTTTCAGCAAGGTGTAGTTTGAATAGTTATCTACCTTAACCTGATAATCATCATTAATAATTACAATCATTAGATTTCCTCCACTTTAAAACTAAGATCAACACCAGCTCTTGCCATAGCAGTAGCTAAATCAATTGCTTCACGCTTAGCGTCTTCTTCAGTGGCAAACAGTTTGGCTTCTTCTTTTAGTGCATTCCATGAAACATTGCTTGCGTATCCCACGTCATTTTGATTCTTCAATACATAAAACTTGTGCTCCATTCTTATCCAAAGTTACCTTTTTCACGTTTGCGTTAAATATAAAGCCGTTATCCTTCATTCTTAATCTCTTCCATTTAATTATTTGACGTTCTATTTCTAATTAATTCACGAGCACATTCCATTAATTGCGATGCAATTATATTTGTATCACCTAGCAACTGATCTTTTGTTACACGAAACTTGTTATCTTTATCATTATTAAAAGTAATTAAAACAGGATCCGAGTTTAAATTATTAATTATTTTTATTTCCATTTTCTTAATTCCTCCTAAAATGGTAATAATATTTCAGCTACCACGTGATTGTGTTCTTCCCTACTTAATTTCCGATAAGCGTTATAGACGTCTAATCTATCTCGTCTTAATTCGTACATCTTTCTACTCATTACTGAAATCACTGAAAAAATATCGTTATTTTCGTCAAGCTTTTCCAGTAAGTAATTAGCTAGAACTCTTTCATCATGACTATTCAAATTCATACGGAATCACCAACATTTCTATGTGTGGATTTTCTGAATAATATTTATTCGTTTTTGTGCTTACTATCTGTGCATCATCAACCCATAACAGCCCCGTACAAGCATCCGTGACCGCTTTAAAAAGATTATCTATATCTGGTTTCATCGTTGGTCTATGAAGTCCTGACAACCTTCTTTGACGTTCCACCTTTGAAACACTTTTCTGTACCGATCGATAGAATTTAATCTGTACATAAAGTGGTTCTAGAATCACTTTATCTGTATACTGTTTTTCAATTATTTTTCGAACAGTCTTTTTGTACGTGTTATATGGTTCCTTATAATACGGTGAACCAAATCGAGGTACTTGTGGTCTACTTGCCGCTACTGGTTCACCTGGTATTGTTAGTCTAATCATTACTTGTATCCCTTTCTTTTGCGGTAAGCCTTATTACATTTAGGACATGGATTAACTTGTACTCCAATTGAACTTTCAACATATACTCTTCCAGTCCCTTCGCATATTTCACACATTAAAATATCGCCATCCTTTTATCTTTAGTTTGTTTAAATTTGATAATTCCATCGTTTTTCATAACGCCTTTATACATTCGACTTAGCAGTTTCGGATTATAAATTTTGGATAATTCATCACTATTAAGATTAGTGGTTATAATCGTCCGATTTCGCTTGTTTAAGACGCCGAACAGCACTTGCTGGACATATTCACTAGCCTCTCTTGATTCACGCTTAAACGACGCCTCGCTGCCTAAATCGTCTAGCACCAATAAATTAACCTTGCCTAGCAATTCCACCATTCGAGACTCGGTATATTGACTATCAGGGTGACTAAATGAATCCTTAATCAGTCGTATTAGCTCGTTAACAGAAACAAATAGGCATGAAGCATTCGGCTTAATATGCTCGTTGACCGCTTTTAACATTGAGATCGCTAAATGAGATTTACCCACACCGGGATTACCCGTGATAACTGTATTGGCTGTATAGCTGCGGTTAAGATATCTACCAGCCAAATGCCGCGCTTTGTTCAGGTTGTTTTCTGCTTCGGTTCCCTTTTCGACTTCATAGTTGCTAAAGTCGGCTTTCCATAAGTCTTCGTCATCAATGATTGAATCCTTAATTAGAACGTCCCTAAATCCACGGTGGTAGTTACTAAGCACCCCTTTTAGCACCAAATCGTTCATGTGTTGTTCTCGTTGTTCTTTAACACACTGGATACAGAAAGGTTCATGTTGGTTGCCTACTTTAATCAGCTTTTGGCTCGGATGAATTTTGCAATATTCATCAATCGCCTTCGCTTGGTTCAGCAGATTAAAACTCAAGTCCTCCATACGATTGCCCCTTCTTCTTTAATTCAGCCGGTTCTTGATTCAAATAGCTTTCAAATTTAGTGCCAAATAAGGTTTCTGGTCTAAGATACTTCGCCATATCTGTCCCACTCCATTCTGCTGCCTTAAGGTCAATTACCTTGTTAAAATCATCGCTATTAAACCCGTCATTAAACCTAGCTTTAATTAATCGTTGTGTTTTAGCTCCACTAGCTCGGTACTTAGTGCCCGCTTTTTCATTTAGATAATCAACAATTTCCTGATAAGGTATGCGGTCGGGTTCGTCAGAACCAGACAATATATCTTTACTATCCTTACCTAACCTATCCTTACCTAACCTAACCTGTGCGGTCCATTGGTTGTCCAGTGGACGTCCAGGTATTTTTCCCGTATCAGCTCTGCGTTTAGAGGATTTCAATTTTATGTTTGGAACCATTTGAATAAGCATTTCTTTGTAAATTGAATCTACTTTTCTGTCTGCTCTAATTCTGTTGTTTTCATTCCAATCCGTTATATAAGTAACTAGGTCTTCATTCAAAACAACTATAAATTTCTTAGCGACTAATATTCTTAAATCATCCTCAACAGCGCCAACTTGTCGCATGATCGGGAATGCTTCTACCACTCCGTCATCGTCTGCATGTAATCCCAGATGGAAGTAGAGTGCCTGACTGCTCAAGGGCATTTTGATAAACCTTGCACTATTAGTTATACGTTTACTAAACATTCTTCTTTGCGCCACAATTATTTACCTCCGTAATTACCTCTTACGCCAATCTTTTTAAGCGTTTCAACATCTAATTTAATTCCCGTTACTGGTACGTGATACTTCTGTGCAAACCTGTTCGCTCCAATTGCCTCAATAATGCTATGATGAGCTCTACAGAGTGCCATGACATGTCGCTTCGTATGGTCAACCTTGGTCCGATCCATCCCGCTACCAATCACATCGACATGGTGAATATCAGCATGATTTCCGCACACGGTACATACACGGTGCCTACAGCATTGGTATAGGTAATATTCTTCTTCTTTTGGCAGTAGTTCATACCCTTTCTTAAACGGCACGTGCCACTCAAACATAAAGTCAATAACTAGGTCTAATAGCACGTTAGCATCGCTTACTGATGATTTAGTGTTATCTGATAAGCTAATCTCTTTCCCTGCCGTATAGATTGAATATTGCGTATAGAATAACGTTTTAAGGAAGTCTTCGGGTGCCATCGTGAATTCTGCAATGTCATGTAATAGTGCAAAGAATAAGCGCCTTTGGCTCGCTCTAGCTTTGCGTAAATCAGCTACTTCAAAGTCAACATAGAATTGGTTATCGGTTCCACTAACGGTTTCTAGATGATCGAGATTGATTGGATAATCAAGATGCAGTATTACATCATCGCCCTGTATTTCCGCTCTAGTTCTCCGCATGGTTCAATCCTCTAGAATGGCAAATCATTATCATCAATATCAATTGATTGTCCATTATTAGTAAAAGGATTGTTATTAGCTTGCGGAGCCGTATTATTAGTATTATTTCCACGTTGATTATCGGGTAAATCAAAGTCTGATACATTCACACCTAATTGTGTTTTACCGTTGTATTCACTGACCTCTAACGATCCCGTGACGCTAACATGACTACCTTTTTTGAAATATTTTTCAACAGTCTGGGCTCGCTTGCCCCACACAGAACATCTGAACCAATCGGTACCATATTGTCCTGTATCGTCCGCTCGATTCTGTCGTACCGCCACATTAAAGTTGGCCACCTGTCCGCCATTGCTGGTGGTACGTAGTTCTGTATCTTTGCCAATGTTTCCTGAAATTGTAATTTGTCGCATTATTTACATTCCTTCCTTTTCTAATTGTTTATCTAATTGACTGGCCACTTTATCAATTAAGCTGACAGCTATATCATCATTTAGCTTAGTGAGGCTATTAACCTTAGCCATTTGTAAATAACCACTAGTTACTTTCTTGACATCGGTATTAGTTACGCTTGCCATGCTGGCAAATAAGTCGGTTAATGTTTTTTGGTGTTCTTTAGAAATTGGATCAGGTTGTTTTTTGCTTTCAACGTTTTTTTGAAACGAATCAGGATCGGCATTATCAGTAGCAATATTGAAGAATTTTAATAAAAAGTATTTTTCGCCATATGTTAATGCTTTCCCAACCCCTTTTTCTCCCGCCGTATCGAATCCTTGGGCATACCATGGACATTCAATCTTTTCTTCTGGATTATCCGAATTAACCCATGTCATGGTTAGTTGCAATTCAGTAAATACCACTTGTGATCCTTTTTTGTTTGTACTAATTTCTGTATGCTGGTCAACAACTCTAGGGATTAGCAATAGATGTTCTTCATCCATTAATCCATGGACTTGACCAAGCACATCAGACGAACCAGCATAGGTGTATTGTGACCCGCTTTGCGATTTCTGAATGTATGTTACTTTGGAGTGAATGCTTTGTAATTTTTCGTAGATTGTTTTAGTGTTTTCCGTGGTCATTTCATCGCTCCTTGCGTTATTCTAAAATCATCCTTCTTAAGGTGTGTTTCTATAAATGGAATAATTTCACCATTGGCATCGATGGTCTTACCATTGACGGTCTGCCATTCCCCACTGGCTAGTTTTTGCTTAATTAGCGTGTTACTAATTGATTTAGTTGTCTTTTCTACCAATAATTCGGATAAATACTCTGTATCACCATATTTATCTAGAATAGCTTTGGGCGTATCGGTCAATCTAACTTCGTAACTGTTCTTCTTGTCAGTCGCAAACGGCATACGCTCGATACCATCTAATACTTCGGCATCCCCAAACTCTGCGAGTAATTGCCCGTACGCTAATTTAGCTTCGCTTTGAACGGCATTTAATTTATCAATGCCTTCTGACCGGACCTTGTCCAACCTTGCTCGATTGTCTTTGACAGTTTGCTTAACCTGTCGTTCGGCGTTCTGCCACTTAATAAACAATTCATCAATGTTATTCACTAGCGCTCTCCTTTCCGAATAATGCTTCAATTTCCTTACGCTCTCGTTCTTGTTCGTATTCACGTTCATATTGTTCGAACTGTTGTTGATTCATTTGTGTTATACTTCCTTTGATATTATTTGTTTTCAAGTCCGCTATTGCCGTAGCGGGCTTTTTATTTTGAATTCTTAATTCTGAACACCTTCTTTTGTGTATAATCGATATGAAAGGAGGTGATATTTATGAATAAAAATGAAATTTTATCTATTGAAGCAGCTGTCGCATTTTCAAATGAAATTGTGGAAAGGCAAAGTAAAGTCGATTACCCAACTTATAGAATTTTATGGAAAACATCTTTTGGATTGGCTACTGGAAATATGATTCGATACGATAAGTACCAAAATCCAATTATTAATGAATCCCACGATAACTTAGATTATTGGGACAAAACATACACACCAGAAGCGTCTGAAGATTTATTCGCCGTCGTACGACACAAAGTTATACCCTACTTTGTGAGTGATTCTGGATTTGGATTAAAAAACATGATATTGATGAACAAGCCTGACATGCTTTTAGATCAATTACTTAAATTATCAAAGGTTGAAATTACCGAAGACTTAAAAATTCCAAACTATTCTTCAATTCTCGACTTTAAAACACTTGATAATTCTGTTAGTTTGCCTTTCATAACGTTAGAAGCTGCAGAAATAGAGAGTGTTGCTAGTTTAATTTCAAAAAGTTAGATTCATACTGAATTTTGTTATAAGCATATTGAAGACTTGCGTATGCGCCATCATGCGTTAAGTCTTCTTTTTTTAATAATTCAACAATTTTTTCACCAACTTCAATTGTCCCTTTACCAAAGACGTCGTCAATTCTGTTATTCACTCTGCTAAATTGTCTTAAATAATATTCACGATCCGTTTCCTTATCCTTATTCACTTCTCATCACCTCCAGTCATTGCATACCCAACAAACCACGCCACTAACATTGAAATTAGATAAAATGCTGCTTGTCCTAAACTTACTGATGCGACCATCTATAATCCCTCCTCTAGCCATCTGTTAACCTTTAGTTTGTTCAACCAAACTTTCTGAACGTGTGGAATCTCTTCAATAGCAATACTTAAACCTTTAAATTGAATGGCGTTTTCTAACGTCTTAACGCTGAAACCAATATAGTCAGACGCCGTTTGCTTATCCATGTACATAGGAAATTGACTGTCTGGTAGTCGTTGCTTATCAGCCATCTTAATCACCTCCTAACGTTGTTTGTCCTTCAACTACATTACTCATTTGTTTAATAATTTGAACGGTAGCCGTTGATGGTTGCCAGTTGTCAATAAGCTCATCTGCTATATCAAAATCTTTCTGACGTAGTTGTGAACGTGTCTTAACACCTGTTACTTCGTTGATTCCTCGGCTAATATCCTTAAATAACTTGCTTCGTTGAGGAGCTGTTAATGTTAACCCGTGCATATCAATATATTCGTATACCTTTCTACTAACATGCTTAGAAATATAGCTATATTCTGCTGAATCGATACGTTGATTGTCTTTCAAGTACTTAACATCTTTATCAATCCGCTCTACTTTCTTATCTGTGTTCTTGTTGGCTTCAAATATTAATTCCAGCACTTTCATTGGATCGCTAGGTAATTGGATACGTTCTTCCTTAATTGCTTTTTCCATGCGATTGAATTCTTTAATATATTCAAGTTTGAATTTGTCGGCTTTTTTACCGTTAAATCCTACAGCGATAAATATAAATCCATCACGATTTAGGTAATACATTTTCTGTTCTCTACCACGTGAATCCACGTAGACTCCTTGTGCAAACATATCTTTGTAATCGGCTGAATTTTCAGCCGAATTAATTTTTTCTTCGATTGTTTGAATAACATTCTTATGCTTCTTTTCGAATGCTTCTGCTACTTGTAAGCTAGTTGTAACTGCCCGTTGGTCTTTCATGATTACTAATTCGTTCATTTGTTTTCCTTCTTTCTGTGTATAATTTAATTAGTTCAAATAAAGGTGGTGATACCATAATGTCAGACAAAGAAATTGCTCTTGAATTAACTAAGGCTTGGCTGGAATCAAATTCTAAATTAGATACTGTGCCTGCAAGTTCTGTCCAAAATGTATATGTCGGTTTTTTAGACACCGTAATCAAAGCTTCTAAAGAATAGATTTTCGTTGTTCGCTTATATTTAACGCATCGAAAACGCGTACCATGGCATCCGTCAAAACTGATAATTCTAACGGATTGGCTTTTTCAGAACTCTTCGATATCAGTTGCAGCTGATGTTGAAGAGTTTTTTCATTTAAAGATTCTAAATTTTTATTTTTTGCTTCCATTGTTGTTTCCTCCCTTTCTAGATTCCGTATTTTTCACGCAAATACTCATAAATTTCATTTACTAAAATTTCCGAAGCCTTCGTTACTGACTGTTTATTAAGCGATAAACTTACAAAAGTTCGAGACTTGCCAAATTTTTTAGCCAAGCTTCCTTGATTTTCTAGGCGTCGATTATTTGATAACCAAGCCTTGATTGCTTCTGCTTTGTTATTTGTTTCCATGTGAATAAACAAGTGAATCCCTCCTTTTTTGTAAAATATGTTAAGAACTTTTCCTAGAGCTATTTACTTTTTCTATAAAATAATGCTAGAATGTAGCCATAGTTAAATAAGCAATAAAAACCATTACATCACGCCTGCCAGCTGATTGATTGGTGTTTTTAATTTGCTCTTTTTAATAACAATATTTCTTAACAAAATCTATTCTAGAATATAATCTAGTTTTTGTCTAGTTATTTCTAAAAATATTTTCTAGGTATTTTTTGTTAACGCATTGGAGATACCTATATGACGCTATTTGATAGAACCAAAGAAATAATAAAAAAACGTGGAATGTCTGTTTCGGAAGTTGAACGTAAAGCGGGTTTGAGTGAGAATTATCTTTATACTTGGAAAAAATCTGATAATCCTAGAAAGAAAAGTATTGAATCTGTTGCAAAAGTTCTAGGAGTCACTGTGGACTATTTGCTAGGTAAGAACGAGACGCCTGAATGGGCAAACGAAAAAGATACGAAAGATTTGGAAACTTTCTTGGAAAGAAATCTTGAGGGTGGAATGACTTATGGTGGCGAAGATTTAACCGAGGAAGAAAAGCAGCAAGTAAAACTTGCAATGACAACAATATTCTGGAAACGCCACAAGCACGATTAAGAGGTGTTACCTATGAATACCGATAAAATCAAAGAAGCCGTGGAAACTGTGGTTGAAAGATACAAAACTGCTGATCCGTTTGTCATTGCTGACAAGTTAAATATAGATGTTGAATGGACTCCCTTATTTGGAAAAAGACCATTTGCTAAAACAACTTATGATAATGACGAGCCTGTTGTTATGATGAATGAGCGAATTAAGTACCTACCCTCTCGTTACTACACTATGGCTCACGAAGTTGGGCACGTAATTTTACATGAAGGATTATCTGGATACTACACTGGTATTAGATTTGGACACTCTAAACTAGAACACGAATCAGACGTCTTTGCTGCTGCTTTACTTAGCGTTCTTTATATAGAAGAAAATGATCGATATCCAGAAACGTTAAATGAATTGGTTTCTTCATATGGGATACCAGAAGAATAACCTTACGACCAAAAATCTAACGTCGGTAAACTTTGTACATATTTTGGAGGAATACATAATGAAAAAAATGCTTGGAGTTGTCACGGTATCCGCCACTCTACTTATACTTTCGGGATGTGGCAACAAAAATTCAGAAGTTGCATCACTGAAATCAGAAAATAGTTCGTTGAAAACTGAATTAAAGTCCTTTGAAAATAAATCTTCAAAGAATGCTGCTAAACAAACAGATAAAGTATCTACAACAGTAGGCTCTGTTCAATATAGCATTAGTAAAATAACAAGTGAGAAAGTCACTAATAAAGAAGACAACTATACGAATGCTGAATACAATATGCCAAACGTCAAATCTTTGCCTAAGCACTACTATCGTACAAGGATTGACTACAAACTCAAGAACGTTGGCAAAAAAACATTTGATTTATCTTATTACCATGCAACCGTTATTGATGATAATGGAAACGAATTTAATCAAGAATCGAATTCAGAATATGGATTCGATGATAACTCTAATGGCATCGTTAACCCAGGAACAAAAACTAGTGGTTCATTCTACTTAATCTCAAAAGAACCCATTAATATTTCACATTTCAAAATTAATATTTCGGAACAATCTGATGGAGAAAATGATGTTGGCAAAGCGGGCGTAGTTGAATTCAAATAAATTCTTTCCCGCATACAGAGTCGAACTGTGTGCGGGAATACGTCCAAATACTGAAGACGTTAAAAGCTGAACTGGTAAAGGAGTTTTATTATGAATAAAGACGACATCATGAAGAAAGTTGAAGATATGATCGGTGAAGGCAATATTGATAAAGCCAAAAGCTTTATTGAAGATCACAAAGAAGATTTAGGCGAATATTACGAAAAAGCCAAGGACTTAATTAGCAATAATGCTGGAGATGTTATTGATAAAGTTAAAGGCATTTTTGGCAAGTAG